GCGTACCAAACTCTGAGTCATAGAATAAGATGACTCCATCTGGATATTTCTTAAGATAAGAAGAAGCGAGAAGAAGAGCGAAGCCGGTCTTAAAGTGCTTCGAAGGACCGGCGAGCATGGTAAGTCCAGGCGTGATACCGCCATCGATAGTACCAGAAAGAGCCACGTTGATCATCGGCACGGGCGTTGGGATCATATCTTTCTTAGTGTAGATCTTAGAGTCCGTAAGAGTCGAAGTGTATTCAATAGTACTGTTTTTAATAAGTTTTTCTTTTAAAGACATATTAATTCTCCATGTATTATAGTATTATACAATTTATAGCGATGTATGTCAACTTTTAATATAATCGTCCATCTTCTTTATAAATGCATCTATCTGTTTGGATCTATCAACACCATTCCACTTGATGATGTCTTTAGTCTTATCTCCCTTGAGGTTGTTCAAGAAAGGCATGATCATGTCTCTTAGACCCTGTAGCTTTTCTTGTTGGCCTTTAAGCTCATCTTCTGTAGTGAAGCCAAAATCGAAGTCGTCACTCATTTTCATTTGCCTTTTCTTTTAAATATTCATCAATACTTATCTGTTTAACCTCGCTGGCAGCGCCAAATGACTGCTCGGTCCAAAAAGTTTTAGTATATACTCTTTCTTGTTTTAATTTTTCTCTTAGATTTTCTCTATCTTCAAAAGACATTTTATCAAAATCTAATTTTTTATTCTTTTTTGACTTCTTCATCCGAAAAAATCCTCCAGTGTTGATTTCTGTTCTATGTCCCACCCGATCACTTCAGTGATTGATTTAAGTGGATCTAGAAATGATTTGTTAAACTGCATCTCTTTATCGATATACTTATCAATGTTAAATTCTTTTGGAAGCTCATCAGGAGTGGCTATAACGTTCTCATTAATAACAGGATTAGGAGTAACGAGATATACGAACCTGATCTTGTCTCCATCTACAATTGGCGGTATGTTCTTCATGTTATGCTTCTTTAACAGATTATTAAAGAGCAACGCACCCTTAATATGCATTGGAGTAGACTTCTTATAGACTCTAGATCCATCCTTGTACTTGTCTATTCCATTAACGCCGCGCGGGAACGCAATCACCTCAAACGGTAGAGTCTTAAACTCGTTCTTAAAGTTAGTAATAAACTCTCTGAGATCGTCTTGAGTACCGTTCATGATGATCTCTAGACCGTTCTTAATATTCTCCCTGCACGCGTGTGGAGTAGAAGATCTAATAGCCTCAATACCCTGAAGTTTAAGTTTTGGCTTCTCATAGCGTACTCCCTCGACGTCCCACGCGTTGAGTATGTACATCTTCTTACCACGCCATATTCCCTTGTTAGCGATGGTCTCACGCTTCATCTTCATCTTCTGCTGATACGCGTTCATCATATCGGCGAGTTCTTGGTAGCACTTGTCGATATACTGCTGCAGCTTCTTCTCACAGAATATATCTAGGGCATTGACTATCTTCTTCTCGTCTACGTCACCCATTGTAGCTACGAGTTTATCCATGCGAACGTAGATAGAATCGGTATCAGACGCGATGACATAATCTTCATCTGTCTTCAGTATCTTATTCATGTATTGATTGATTTTCTTTTCAATCCAGCGAATAGACAGCTGACCAGAAGTAGTGATGGCTTCTGCAAGATCGAAGTTAAACCAGCGAAAGTACTGGTTAGCGAGAGCGCCGTAAGCTGAGTTTAACTGAATCTTTTTTGCAAGCTGCATGTTATGATATCTAGCTACTAGCTTTTCGTCTTCTAGAGTCTTTGACTTCTCATATCGCTGCTTGGCTTCCAGCATCAGTTTCTTATACTTAGTACGATCGTCGTACATTCTTTCCATAAGTGCGGGAAGGAAACCCTGCTTGTCTTTTTTAAACGTACAACCGTTTGCGGCGTATGCGTATTTACTATCTTTATATTCAAAATTACCATCAAGCAGCCAGTCTACGCCTCCGGAAGGACCGAGTTTTCCAGTGAGTGTCTCAGGACTGATATTGTACTGCATGATTAGATGTGGATAAAGAGAGTTCAAGTCAAAAGATACGACCCACTTGCTCAGACCGATCTTTGGATCTTTAACATATCCGCCGACAAGACCACCCTCAAACACCTGCTTCTTAGACTGCGGGATGACTATCTTCTGATCTAGCAGATAGTTGTGGATGATGATATCCCACGGGCGAACGGTAGCCATAGTGTCAGTATAGTTCACTTTAGCGTCATATGCGATAGCCATGACCTGCTCGATGAACTTTAACTTATCTTCTAGCTTTTGAACTAGAAGAACGTCGTGTATGTTATACTCCATATACTTTTGAAAGTTATTCTTATAGAATTCATTGAGAGATCCATATTCAGAATAGTCTAACTTTCTCTCACTTAATTCTATCTGAGCGATATAGTCAAGTTTATAAGACTCTTGATTACCGAACGAGAACTTACGATAGAGTCGATAGTAGTCTAGATCAGACACGCCGACGATCTCGTACACCTTATTCTCTTTACCGCGAAACTCTACTACCTTTTCATTTAGCATCTTCCAAGGAGATAGTCTTTTAGCTTCTCTTTCATTATATAGAGTCGTAATCCTGTTAATAAGATATGGGATATCAAAAAATTCAATATTCCATCCCGTGATGATGTCCGGCATCCACGCGTCTGATTCCCAGACTTGAAGAAATTTCTGAATAAGGTCATATTCGTCTTTACATTTCAAGTAGAATGAATTTTCACTGGTCGGTTTGAAGTCTTTAACGCCAAAAGACGCAGTCTTTCCACGACTGTGAATAGTAATTGCAGTTATAGGCTGATCTGCTTTATCCACATCAGGAAAACCTACGACATCTTCACCACCACACTCAATATCTAGAGTAACAACGTTGATCGTTTTAGGATCGTAGTCTATGTCTCCTTGATAGTTATCGTAGATATAAAGATAAGGATAGTTAGTAAGACCGAATACCTCGAACCCACCAACATCCTTATGCTCGTCAATGAAGTCTCTTGCATCTCTGATAGAGTCAAACTCGATCTTAGCGACCGGCCTGTTATCTAGACTCTTATACCCGCTATTTGTATTATTGCGATCGGTAACAAAGAGATAGGGCTTATAGGGCACTACCTCTTTGAACTTTAATCCTTTATCGTAACCTCTAACATAGATCTTACTTCCATATTGAAATACACTCGTGTAGAATCGCGACATTTAATCTCCAATAATCAAGTTCAAATTTTATTATATCACAAGTATGTCGTATGTCAACTATCAATGTATTCCGTGGTCTTTCATGTCTTGATATGGATCATAGTCTACCGGGGGATACCACTTACCAGCAAATAGATCTTTCTGACGAAATACTGGAACTCTCTGCACGTGGTCCCAATCGTGAAAAGTGTGTTTCTGGTGCGGAGTACCCCAGTCGATGCCGGAGATAAGTCCTACTTTCTTACATAGATCGACGAAGAAGCTGTAATGAGGGCCGTCTGGATCATATTTTCCATTAACATATAGATTTAAGTCACAAGCGACGCCAAATCCATGACAACCGACTTTTTTAAGCTGTGTATAACCCTGTTTGAACAGCTGACCCTGCCTAGTCTGTGAACGATATGTCTCAGCTACTCTAATCTCGTGACCGGCTTCATGAGCTAGAACGATCAACTTAGCTACAGCCGCTCTCGTGCCCGGTTCTAGCAGAGAAATGTCCTGTATAGCTTTAGTAGAATTGAATCTTTTGTCTTTTTTGAGTACGTCTGTGTAGAAACTCATAAGAATCTCCTAAGAAAATAAAAGGGAGGGTGGACCCCTCCCCATATTTATTAGAGATTTACTTAATATTGACTTTTTTAGGTTTCTTAGACTCCGGAACAACATTTTCAAGAAAGATCTTGAGCATACCGTTGATGTATTCTGCATTCTTCACCTCAACTGTATCAGCTAGAGTGAACTTACGCGTAAATACACGGTCTGCAATGCCCTTCCAGATGTATTCTACTGGATTACTCACGGGATCGATCTCATCGACCGTATATCCGCCTTTGACAACAAGGGTGTTATTAGCCAACTCGATGTCGAGATTGTGCTTTCCGAACCCAGCTACAGCCAACTCAATGGTGTAGTTGTTATCGTCGTTCTTTACAATGTTGTACGGGGGATATCCTGGAACGCTCTTAGCGTATGTCTCGTGGGCTGCGTGTAGATTCTTTAACACTTTATCAGCTCCTACGAAGAACTTGTCAAAGTGCGCGGCATTCCAAGGCAATAGTTCATTTGTCATATGTTTCTCCTATTAAGCGAGATTTAAATTTGTGACCCTTTCGGCGCCACGTATATTATATAGTCACTAATATCTAAAAGTCAATAGGTGGAGGCAAAATAAATCACCTCCACCCGTGTTGTTGATTAATTAGTCAGTAATGCAGAACCTTCTCTCCCAAGAAGAGCATGCACGCGAACGATGAGATAGAAGACATTGAGTGTTGCCAGTCCGATCCACATACCGCGTAGATCTACAACACTTTCTTTTGCCTTTACGGCAACTGCACTTGCTAATGTACCCATATTTTATTCTCCATATTGAGAAGATATCAAGTGGTCAGTTTCGCCAATTAAGTGGCACTCCCGCCACTCTTAGATATATTTATACAATATGGTTATAAAAATGTCAAATGGATTATTCTATAGTCTTAGTGTAGTTTTTTTCCAATTAATTCTTTTACGATGCAGATAAGAGACTGAGTCCTGAAATCGTATAAGACTACTGGAGTAAGATTTGCCTCTCTGTACTCCATAGAGACGTCTATCATCTTTCTGAAGGCGTTATTAGGTGAACCCTCTTGGTCTAACAGCGCTGCGCCATCTTCTAAGTACTCTTCTGGAACTACCATATAGTATTTTTCTAAATCATCCACTTTATTCACCTGTCTTCTTGCAACCGAATTTTACGTAGTATGGTTCTTCCGGTCTTGGTGTTGTCGCTAGTCTTGACACCATCAGCTGGCTCTCTATCATGCACGTCATTGGATTGTTCTGAGGATAGCCGTATGTTCTAGTGACAGAAGTTTGATCGTTACAATCGTGCGGCGCCATGCTCAAATGACACACCATTACAACTGGTATAAACTGTATCACAACAGATTATCCAAGAACTGTTCTGTAGCGGCTTCCCAAGAGAACTTCTTGGCTCGAGCTACTGCGTCTTCTCTGTCTAGAGCGCTTGCCATATGAATAGCTATATCCAAACTTTTTTCTACGAGTATGCCGGACTTATCATCTTCAATAATGTAGCGATTAACTTCATTATCGAATGCAGCGACAGGCAGTCCGCTCGCCATTCCTTCTAATACCACGAGTCCAAAAGTATCAGTCAACGACGGCCAAGCAAACACGTCATGCTTACGGAGCTCGTTCGCTATCTGATACTTGTTCATCTTACCTAAGAACTTT